TGGCTCGCAAACAGAAAGGCTCACATAATCGTGAAAAGCAGCGCATAAGAGTCGCTGCCACCCACGAAAAGATAGCTAATCAACGAAACGATTTCCTTCAAAAACAGTCTACTATGCTGGTGCGTGAAAATCAAACTATCTGCATCGAAGACCTTAATGTAAAGGGAATGCTTCGCAATCATAAACTTGCAAGAGCTATTTCCAGTGTTTCGTGGTCGTCTTTCTTTAACATGCTGGAGTACAAAGCCTATTGGTTCGGTTGTACAGTAATTCGTGTACCTACATTCTATCCAAGCAGCCAAACATGCAGTTGCTGCGGTCATAAGAATGTGGCTGTTAAGAATCTCAGCATCCGAAAATGGGAATGCCCGTCTTGTCACACGGTTCATGACAGAGACAAGAACGCTGCCATTAACATTTTGCGTAAAGGGCTTGAAAAGTCCGCTTAAACTAATACATACCGTACCGTGGGACACACGGGAAGTAACGCCTGTCTGACATCGTGTAAGACGCAACAACCTCGGTTGCTGCGCAGTGGTGGTTGATGCAGGAATCCCCCTGCTTTAGCTGTGGGGAGAATGTCAAAGAATATCTGGATGCTTTCATGCACTTTCAGGGGCTTGCGGTTTGCGTTCAGAAAGTCGCTACCGTTTTCCTTTACCCATATCAGCTCATACCGGTACAAGTCTTTCCCAGCGCTTACAAGGGCCGCTGTAAATGGCATATCGCTGTGCAGTGCTATAACGCCATTGCTTTTGATTATGCGCCTGTATTGCGCCCATAGCGGCTCCAGCGGGATGATGACATCCCATTTATTCCGCGTTGTACCATAGGGCAGGTCGCACAAAATCATGTCTATACTGCCTTCTGGTATCCCCTTCAAGATGTCCATGCAGTCTGCGCAGTATAGTTTCATGTGTCCCCCATATAGCAAAAGTGCCAGCCGAACTTTCAAGTTCAACTGGCACTTGGCAATTAAGCACTTGGCACGCTATTTCTTATTGATATTATAGCATATTATGCGCTAATATGCAAGTTTTTTATTTGCCGGTGCTGCCAAATCCTGCGTTGCCGCGTTCCCGCTCCGGCAGTTTATTGCATGGGTAAAAGTCGAAAGTTTCTACCTTTATAAACACGATTTGGGAAATTTTATCCCCAGAATTGACTTTATAATCCGTTTTTCCGTGATTATAGAGCTTTACGCAGATGCTCCCGGTATATCCTGCATCAATCACACCTTCGCTTGTCAGATCATGCTTAACATTCAGGCCGGATTTGCTTTTCAGGAACCCCACATAGCCCTGCGGAATGTCAATGTGCACGCCGGTATCAATTACAGCGCTTCCGTTCGCCGGAATCATCACATCAACAGGGCTTTTCAGGTCTGCACCTGCATCCCAGCCAAAATGTGCGTATTCTGGCATGTATGCGCCGTCATCCAGCACAACAGCAACCTGTTTGTGCACAGTATTGCAGCTTTTGCAGCAGTTATTTTTCATTTGTTCCCTCCTTAATCAGCAATCCCAAGTGCAGCGAACGAGAAGCACGGTAAAATCATCCATGCCCAAATTCCGTTGCCAGTAGAACGCACCATATAGGCGATGAATGCCAAAGTCGCAGTCAGTGCAAGCGCGTTGCCGATACTTTTCATATGTTCCTCCTTAAATTTTGTGTGCCAGAACCGCTTTCCCGTAAGTCGTGCCGTCTTTATCGGCAATCTTGAGAACGCCGTTAATACTCACTTTAGGCGGCTTTCTTTTGCTGTGTGCCGCCATCTGCGGGCTGCCATATCTTCCTTCTTTTCGGCATGCTTCGCACTTCTTTTCGTTCTTTTTTCTGGCAAAAACCCTCCCGCACCATTCACATTTGACAAGCGATTGCTCATTGCGTCTTGCGTTTTGCAGTGCAACAGCAGCTTCATGATGCTTTTTCTTGCATTCCGGGCAAAGTCGGGCTTTTGCGCTTCCCTCGAATTCCTTTTTACATTCAGTGCAAATCTTAACCATTTATTCACCCCCGTGCGTATGCTCCATGTAAATTACCGGCTCTTGGTTATCTTCCGTAACTGCAGCTCTTCCGACAGATACGCCAATGGAATAGGCTCCCGCAATCAAAATTGTGACAATCGCGGTGCCAAGAATTGAAAGTAAAATGTTCATTTTGCTCCTTCCAAAGCCCTGAAATCTGTTTGCAGCACAGTGCAAACAGGTAAATCAGCAATGCGCCTATAAGCATCGCGCCCGGTGCTGCAACGAAGATCAGAGCAAGGCATTTGATTGTATAGATGCAGTTTGCGTCAAATACTGTCATGCGTCTTTCCCTCTTTTTGCACTTTCCATACCGCGTATAGAGCATTCATTACTCGCTGTCCTTCCGGCGTGGCGGAATCGAACGGTAAATACGCACTGATACATGCTTTCCTAATGGCTTTCAACGCATCACCGCGCCGAATCAAATCGTTTTCATCACCAAAATCTGAAATCTTCGGCACGCCGTCAAAAGAAATGCACTTGCTGTTTACTGGGTCAAAAAATGTTTGGTTCATTCTTCCCTCCGAAGCCACTTGATAGCAGCTTTCACGCTGTCAAACTCTTCGATATATGCATCGCCCGTGCTATTGTCGCAAGCTACCACGGCAGCGCCAACTTCACAATTTTCCAAAGATAGATACAATCCTTTTTTCTCCTCTCGGTGGTCGATTATGTAACTCATACATGCTTTATCAATGATTTTTACCAGGTTATTCGGCTGGATTGCGCCCGGAATCGGGCAGCCTATTGTTGTATTCATTCTGATACCTCCTCTAGTTGCTTGTCCTCAGATTTTTCATCATATCATCGGTTAAGTACAAGGCCGCTCCAGCATATTTGTCATGGTATGTACCGTCCTCGTAGATTTTGCGCTCGTAGTAGTATTCTATATAACTATGGTCTTTTTCTGATTTTCGCATCGTTACAGAATCCATACGGTCTTCCTTATCGAGGATGTTGTCTCCGTCCTGAACGCCGTAGCATATATAATCTTTGTGGCCATATACACCACCATAGTTGTTTGTAAGCATTTCAGTAGTGACATAGGCATATACAATTTCTTGCTAGATAGAAACCGTCTTTGTTTCTACGACAGGGTTTTCTTTGAATGGGAACACCAGGACAAGCAGAACGAGCAGAGCGACTATACAAAATGTTACCAATAGTGCTTTCTTCATTCTGTTACCTCATCTACATCATTGTTCGTTACCTCTGCAAGCCAATATTCGCAGCGGCATTTGTCGCAATTAATCCCTTCGCACTCTTGAAAATCCGTTCCGAGAAAATTCACGCAGTAGAACTTTGGGCACAAGGAAAGCACGTGATTACTAATGGTTGCTTTTGGGAATACCTTCAAAAACTCACTCTGGCGGGTCTTAACGGGGTGCTCTTTTGCCCATTGCTCGACAATCTGCACAGCCTTTTCCACGTATTCGATTGTATCCATGATACAGCAGCAATTTTCTTTGTCTTGCAATGGGCATTCAGAACAACTGTCTTTGCTTTTGCACAATCTGAATTGGGTTTTCACATATTCAACTGCGTCCATAGTCTCACTCCTTACTAAATTTATCCATATTTTCAGGCGTTTCAAAGCTCATAATTGCTCCTCCGTTTCAGCCACATCAACCCCGATGTTTTGCAGCGTAACCTGCGCCCATGTGTCGGCCAGCTGGTCAACGCGATAGCTCGAATACTTTTCCGTGACAGGGCCGCTCATGGCGTTCTGGATTTTAACCAGCGTTGACGGCTTCAGTCCCACCTGATAGCAGGCCAGTAGGCATAAATACAGTGATCTCAAGGCAATATCCTGCCGTTCTTTCATCACTTCCTCATGCACTTTTGCGATTGATTCAGCTTCAAGCTTTGCAATATAAGCTTCCGCCTCTTTCTTGTAACAGGCCGGAAGCTGTATTTTGGCTTTCATGTTTATCTCCTCCTGTGGCCCGGCAGGCCGTGATTCCTCACATCCCGCCGGATTTTGTCTCCCCTGAGCACATCCGCTTCATTCAATGCCTACGCCTGCATGCGCTGCTTGCTGATGTCATCCATCTTGGCGCGGTATGCCAGATACTTTCCACAAGTGCTATGGCATAGCGTGTGGCGTTCCTGGCAGTGCTCACATGGGGCGGATAGTGTTCCGATCATTTTTTATTCTCCGTTCCTGATGTAATTTCCCCATTGTTCGGCCATTGCTTGAGCGATGCCAGGAAAAGTTTTGCTTCTGACTTTTCCCGAACGGCTGATAGTATCTTCCCACGTCTGCGCCTTTCCGCTCGGCAGCCTGCCAAACAATACTGCGTTGTCAGGCTTTGGAAGCCCTGTTCCATGTAGCACCGGAAGATTAACCAGCCAAAGCGATGTTGCTTTTGTAACGTAATTTTCTGTATCTTCTGTAGATTTTGCGAACATATATGGGTGAATCGTTTGGTCTGGTTTTCGATACGCCGTGTTCATAAATCCTATGGGATTTTCGATCGCTATTCGCTCCGCGTTTGCTGCGAAAAATCGCATAAAAAATACCGCGCCTTTTGCCCTCTCAACCCACCGTGCAACCACCTTTTCTGGTACTGTGCACCGCAAAGAAAAACTACGCGTTGCAACATTGCTAAGATATGTGCAAGGCGGGTGAGCGATCAGCAAATCCCATTTTCCTATTTCGTGCGTTTTGCCGTCCATTGTTACGACTTGCCCCCCCTCAATAGCTTTCAGGGCATCGCCCAAGATGTGCCATTCCGGGTGTCCGCCGGACGGTTCCTGAATATCGCAGCTGTATGCTTCAAATCCTCTTTCCCTGAATGCCTTGCAAACGGTCTGCGATTCTTCGCAGGCAATAAGAATTTTAGGAGGCATATGTTGAACGGTTTTCATGGTTCATTCAACTCCTGTATAACAATTTCCGTTCTTGGATTTTCTTTGTCGTAGAGCACACGGGAGCCGTCCACGCTGGCAATGATGGTGTTGTTATCGTCTGCAAGGATTTTTGCGGCTACCAGCGTGTCATGGGCGGCTTCGAGTAGGTTCGTTAAGTCCACGCGGCGGCGGGTTGGCATGTAGAACACCGCAGCAACGTGATAGCGCCCCGCCAGTGGGGTTTTCGGCTTTGGGGCAAGAAAAGTTATGGCTTGCCATTCGTAGCGCTTATAGGCGCTGCTAGGGGCTATGAACGGCATTCCCGTTTTTCGGTTCACCAAAATGCGCTGTGAGTTCTTTTTCGTGACCGGCGGCAGCGGGATGGTGTACTTGTAGATCACATGCCTTCCTCCCGTGCCTTTGCCCGGAATTCCGCTGCTTTCAGCTTCCATTGTGCTGCGTCATAAGCGCACTTTATCAACTTCTCGCTGTATTTTTCCATTTCCCGGTCAAGTTCAATCGTTTTTTCTGTGCAAGTCTGTGCAAGCTGCATGTACATTTCTCGGTTAGTCAATGTTTGTCACCTCACAAAATAGATGGAACGGCTTCACCCACGCAAAATCAAGCTGTCCGCAAGCGCCGTGCCTGTTCTTGACGATCTCAATCACGGTATCGCTTTCGCTTGGCGGGTCTTCTTCCCGCTGTTCTCGCAATTTGGTGTAGTGTTCCGGGTTAATGGCAAGAATCATGTCTGCATCGTGTTCAATGGTGGCGGAGCCGAACATGTCGGACATCTTGATAAGTCCCGTGTCGGCGGCTCTCGCGGCCTGTACAAGCTCAATGATGCAGATATGATATTTCATTGCCAGCTGCTTTAATCCCCGTGTAAGGGCCGCTAATTCGTCATTGCGCTTTTCTTTGGCGTTCGGTGGTGCCACAAGTCCCAGATGGTCAATGACAACCACTTCCGGTTTTCGCTCCTTGATGGTCAGTTCAACGTCTGCAAGGCTGGTCAGGCTGGAATCATCCAGAATCAGCTTGTACCGCCTTTTCAGGATTTCTGCATCCTCTGCAATCTTGCTTTCTTCCTCTTCGGTCAGCGCATGATTTGTGATGCGGATGCTGTCGATCTGTTCCCATCGGGAAAAGATTGCTGTGTAAAGCTGTTCCCGGCTCATTTCCATTGACTGGTACAGCGTCAGGCAGGTTTGCGATATCTGCGCCGCCATTTGTAGGGCCAGTGTAGATTTGCCTTTGCCGGGCCGGGCAGCAATTACTGTTACGCCGCTTCGTACAAGTCCGCCGGTCAGCTTATCCAGTGTTCCAAAACCCGTTTGGATGTTGTCATTCGGTTTTTTCAGCCATTGCAGGAAGTCCTCTATGCCATCAGCAAAGTCCTTTGCGCTGCGCTGGCGCTGGTGCTCCATGATGTGCTGCTGCTTTTCCATCATGGCAGCAACCGCGCCGAACATTTCATCCGCGTCTGCATCCGATGCCACAAGTTCGCCCATCTTGGCAATCATCAGCCGCTTCCGGTATCCATCCAGGACACAGTTGATGTAGGTGTTAAACCCGCTCACCGATGGAACTGTCTGGGCGCATTCGTAAGCAATCGCCTTGATGTTTTCTTTGCAGCGTGATATTATCGATACTGCATCCGCCCGTTCCCCTCTGCGATCAAGCTCCTTGCAAAGCAGGAAGATATCACCCAGGTCTTTGATGCTGAACATCTGCGCTGTAAGGCTTTTGAACGCTTCGCTTTGCCGGTCAGGCTCTATCAGCATGATGCCAATAACAGCTTTTTCCGCAACAGCTGTATTCATTTGCCTGCCTCCTTCCACCCAATGAGTTTGGGAACAACTCCGTTAATCAGTTCCTCACGTGTATATTCCCGGTCATAGATGGGAATCAGGTTTTTAGACTTGCGGGGTTCAGCAGGCGGCTGCGCTGTTTCGTCTTCCCATCGTTTTTGATTCAGCCAAGTAGCAGGATACGGAATATACTTGCCGCTATCTTTCTGCCACTGTTCTGTGGTCTTGAGGTACTCAAGGCTTTTCAAGATTGCGGACAAGGTAGATTCGTCAGTAACAAGCTTCTCAAATTTCTTGCGTGCATCTGCCTTGCCTGTCTTCTTGGGATAGGCTGACCAGAAGGTGTCAAATCGAGGATAAATCGCGTCAACCCCTTGGGGGGTATAGGGGGTATTCTTAACTTCTTTATTATTCTTTATATAAGGGTCTGTGTTAGCACTGTGTTGGTTCTGTGTTACCTGTTTGTTAGATTCTGTGTTAGTGCATTGGTAATCACTGTAATTATTCACCGTAAACACGCTAAATTTTCCGTGTTCACACTGTGTTATTTCTTGTGTTGATTTTAGATGACATAAAGCAGTGCGCACAGATTGAACAGATATGCCGGTATCTGTTGAAATTTGGCGGATAGATGCAACTGCCTGTCCGGTTTCCAAGTGAACCCCCTTGTAATAACAGGGTTCATAGCAGGCCAGAAATAGCAGATGCAGGAACACACATTTTGTTGGAGTGTCTGTGTACCACCCCCATTTCATCATGCGGCGGTACAGCTTGATGTACCCTTCGTTTGCCATTTTTCAAAACTCCTGTGCTTGTACCATATCGTCCGTCCACTGCGTCCCATGTACAAAACCCAATTTCATCACCTGCCTTTCGCTCAAAAATTAAAAGGGAGATCACCGTCATCTTCAATCGGCTCGTACTCATTGTTTGCCGCCACAGGCGCAGAAACGGCCCTATTAGCCACGTTCTGACTTTGGGCGGGTTCTTTATTGCCTGCGAACGAAACGTTGTTTACAACCACCTCTACGGCGTTCCTGTTGTTGCCGCTCTTGTCCTGATAGTTCCGGCTCTGCAAACGGCCCTCAACGGCGATCATGGAACCTTTCTGAAAATAGCGGCAGACAAACTCTGCGCTCTTGTCCCATGCCACAATGTCGAAGAAATCCGCCTGGTTCTGGCCGTTGGCATCCTTGCGCCCCCGGTCTACCGCAACGCGGAACGATGCAACATTTTTACCTGTTGTAGTCTGGCGCAGCTGAGGGTCAGCAACCAGTCTTCCCATAAGTGCAACTACATTCAACATGTCTTTAATCCTCCAAATAATTCTTTCCAAACCGCCGGGCAAACTCTTCCTTTGTCCAGCTGTAATCCCTCATTGCCACACGCTGTGCGGTCTTTTTAAGTTCAAGCCGCATCCCGGCATCCAGCCCTTCCACCCTGGGCCAGCACTGCTTTTCGCCGTGAATCCATCTGTGGCAATCTGGGCAAACCAAAATCCACAGGCCAAGAGCTTTGCTTTTTGTCCGGTTCTGGCCGTAGAGCACTTCATGCCGTACCAAAGCGTGGCCGTTAAGGCAGCAATAACACTGTGGGTGGCCGAACATGTCTTTCTTGTTTGGCATGATGGACGGTGCATAGCCGTTGGAATCAAGTACAACGCCAAATTCGTTTTTCATTCTTGCTTTTCCTCAATTTTTAAGCATGTCTTTGATATCATTAAAAGCAGCAACCATCCCAGCGTAAAAAGCAAGCGTTGTCATGCTCTTAATGTCATCTTTGCTTACGGATTCAAAAGATGTAAAAAGAGACCGCGATGCGGAATCAGATGCCTTGCGAAAAGCCTGCACAAATTCATCGTTTGTTTGCTTCATCGTCCGTCAGTCCTTTCAGCTTTGCAATTTCGTCCGGTGTCATTGTGGGGATTCCCTGCTGCTGGCACTCCTGCACAATCAGTTCCAACAGGCGGTGCATCTGCTTGCTGTCGTATACACTGGAACCATACCAGCATTGCAGAGTGCAGAACGTGCCGTTTGGTGTAGGCATGGTATCCAGCAAAACAACCTGCCAGCCCTGTCCCTGGCTTTCCCATCCGCGCTTAAAGGTTTCTATTGCTTCCTGCTTGATGGTGACGATATCGCTTGCACCTGCAACATCCCGCACAAGGTCGCGATAAATCTCAACAGCAGGCTTTTTCAGCTTTTCGGCAAGCTGGTTCATGAGTGTCCACGCATAAGCGTTAGAAGTCAGGCTGCGCTTTTTCCGTACCTCGCCAAAAACACCTGCAAACAGCTTTCCGGGGCCGGATTTGACTTCGTTCGCAAAGTTCTGCGCTTCCTCCATGTCTGGCTTGCTTTTAAGACGAAGCATCAAAATCTCACCCATCAAGGTAGCATCCGCGATGTTGATTGTATGGCTCATTTTCTGCGCTCAAACTCCTTTGCAACTCCGCGCCAGTCGTCGGCGGTGAAGTCCTTATAGGCTTTGCCGATGAAGGTTCGCGCTTCATCGTTGACGGCCTTGTTGTCTTTGCCTGTGCGTTGGGCGTAACCTTTTAGCGCGGTCAGAGCCAAGTCCTTTACAGCTTGCAGAGTAACTTCCGGTGCAGCTGTAACTTGCTGTGGCTCTTCTTCGTACCGTTCCTTAAATTCATCCGCTTCACTGTCGGAGTAAATGCCATCAAATGCCAGCTTGCAGATTTTAAGGACAACGCGATCAAACAACCGCTTATAAGCCATCGCGTAAGGATAAGCGTTCTTGCAATTCGTTTGGGACGCTTCACCAATTTCATAAATGCCTTGCGCTTTATTTACGTAGGTGAACACAAGTGAATTGCCGTAGCCGGATTTGTCAACAGACACGCACTCAGGGTTGAATTTGTCCTTCTCCGGCATATTGTCGTTGATTTTAAGACAAGCATTGTGGTTGATAATCAGGCCTGTGTACGCCATCTTCCCGGATTTGGTTTCGTTCATGAGAATCCAAAAATCAGATTCTTTAAGGTATGGGCGATCTGCAATCGCCTTTAACGCTTTATCACGGCTTGCAATATATTTGGGGGTCTGCATAACGGGAATCTCCTGCCGAGATTTAGTAGAATATTCCGTTTTCTTCTCATTAAACATCAGACAGCTTCTCCTTTCAGATTGGGGGCGCTCATGCCTTTTCCTCCTTTTTCACAGTCCCGTTCACAGTCAGCTTTTCCGGCTCTCTGGTGAACGTGATATTCAGTGTTCCGCACGCTTCAATGCCGAGATTTTCTTCCTTTTTCAGGCTTTTCATCATCTCGTAGATTAGTTTTTCAATGCCATAGGTTTGCCCATCAACACGGATGGTTGTAAAGTTTTCCGAGCAGTAAAGGCTTCCTGTGGCTTCAATGTTATAGTTCTTCAGTTCCATCGTTATCCTCCCTTACCGTGCTATCAATGCACGTTTCGCCCCAAATGCAATCCTCGCACATAATGGGGTGGCCGTATTCGTCCGCTGCGCCGCAGCCGGGAAAGTCAAGATCAGTCATTGTTTGCTTTCTCCAATTCATCAAGTCGCTTTGCCATGCCGCTCATTGCAGCGCAGTAGGCGGCGCGAATCTGGCTGTATTTCCATTGTTCGCTGTTGTTCGTGTCCAGGATTGCGATTTGGACAGTTTCAAAAAACACCTGGTATTTTTGCGGGTCATTGTATTCAAATGCCATCTCGATGTCAAAAGAGTTCATGCAAACACCTCCCGCAGCGTAATAGCGGCCCATCCGCCCAGCAGGCAGGCAATAAGCCCGGCCAAAGATGCGACACCGCCGCCCTCTGCAAGGCCAGCAGCGGCGCAAATGGTGCCGATTGCACAACCCAGCAGGGTAAAGTTTGCAAAGCACTTGCAAACCGGAACAATATGGGCTAAAATAGACTTGTGAAACCGGAAAATTTCACGTTTTTTGCCGTTTAGTGTATTGCAGTACACTGGGCGGCTCTTTTTGTTTGCAGTCATGTTAGTGTCCTTTCTTGTTGTTTCCGCCGATCACATTGCCGTTGTCATCAAGTTCATCCCACAGGTAAGTACCCTTTCCGCTGTTGCGCCACTGGCCGATACCGCGCATTCTGCCGTAATTCAGGCATTCACGCACCATATCTTCCAATTTCGGGTCAAGGCACTCAACCTCAAATTCAATGGTGCTGCCTTCCGGCACGGTTTCGCTTTTGGCAATGCTGATGCGCTCACCCATCGGTGTCTGTGCCCGCAAAGAACGCTCACAGTAGCCCATCTTTAACCCGTGCGTATTGTAATGAATCTCGCGCGGATAAACAAAAATCAGGCCGTCAATGGCTTTCTTATAAGCTTTCAGCGCAGCGCAGGCTTTGCCGCCGGAATAGCCTGCCTTGCCAGCTTTTGCAAGCATCTGGCAAGAATCTTTGAACATGCCCTTAACCTGGTAATTGTACTGGAACGGCGTACCGTCTGCGGATTTGTAAAATACCGTGATACGGTCTTCCGCATTCTGGGCCTTGATGTTGTCAATTTCCTCTGCGGAAAGCTCGCTGGTGGGTGCTTTGCTGGCAATATAGGTTGCCAGCAGGTCTTCATTGCTTGGGGCGCTGCCCAACGCTTCTTCGGTCAATGTAATTCGTACTTTCATAGTTTTTCCTCCTGTAATAAAATTTCGGTTTCGGTGCGGTTCCAGTGCATGTCTGCGCTATTCCGGTGCAGATCAGCTCCGTGCTATTCCATTGCAAATCGGTTCGGTGCCACTCCATTGCATATCTGAGCATGTCTAGGCGATTCCTCTGCTCAACAATTCAAATCATGTCTTAGCGGTTCCGTTTCGTAGCGACTCACAGCTTCTCTTTACTATTCATCTCCGCTACCGTTCGCGGCTGCTCCATGCAATTCCAAAGCAGGTCGAATCAAAGCATTTCTGTTGCCATGCATTGCATATCACCGCAGGTCATATCAAGGCTATTCCAAAGCGTTTCTTCTCAAATCCATTCCGTTGCCAGTCCGGTCATCGCTACTCCGTTGCGGTTTCAAGTCGTTGCTTTTCCTTGCCATTCCGGGGCTTGTCATCTCGTCTCTGTGGTATGCAATTCCTCCGCATTTCCATGCTTTTCCCAGCCGAACAATTCCTTTGCCGAGCTGCGCATTTCCAGTGCGTATCCTTGCCTCTCTGTTCTAGCGCCATGCAAGGCGTCGCGTGGCCTTTCCAACGCTTGTATGTCGGAAATCAGCAGATAAGGCTTGCAATTTGTTCAACGGTTAAATCACGGAAGCTACCGTAATGCTGCCATACCCAGCCACGAGATTTGCCAAGAAGCTTAGCAACCTTTGTGGGGCCAAACAACAGTTGGCCGGGGTAAAGTTCAGCAGCGCGGGCGCGGATGCCAACAAGGGTTTCTTGGTAATGGGGCTTTTCACGGGGCATATGCTCCCCTCCTTTCAAAACCTCACGGCCCCCATAATGCTGATTGCAAGGGCCAGAACGGATAAGAGCAACGCCACATCTTCCTTACTCATGCGTTTCACTCCTTTTCTTCAAATCGGCCAAATTAAAATGGCCGGTTGTGATGTGCATGTTGTTCGGGTCGCCAAGAACAGTTTCGTTTTTTACGTCCTTGAACGTAACTTCCGGCGGAATCTTGATGTCGGGGCCGACTTTCAGGTCAATCTCATGTGCCGTCTGGGTAACAGTGGTATTCCCAAAACTGGTTACGCTTTTATCGTTCATATGTTTCTCTCCTTTCACAAAGCTTTCAAACACAGCAGCCGGAAGGTTTCGCGGCCTTTAGGGGTTACTAGGGTTTGGATGCCGCTCCAGTTGGTCTTTTCGTTGTAACATTCCTTGACTTCAAACAAGCCATCACTGCGGTCTGCATACGCCATGAGCTTGCCGCGCTGGTTGCGGAAAATGTATTTCTTGTCAATCAGGAAGCGGATAAAAGCCTTTTCGCTGATTCCAAGCTCTTTTGCGGTCTCGCGGAAATTGGTGAGTGTATTCCGGTCAACCAGTTCGTCAAAATATTCCGCTTTCGGCTGCATGATGGTGTTCTGAACCGTCAGTTCCGAAATTCTGGCATCGCGTTCAGCCAAAGTTTTGTTGGCAACCAGCAGGGCTTTCGCCATCAATTCCTCCGGGGTCATCTGTTCCTGCCCGGCGATGTAACCGCCGTTCTTGCGGATGCTGGGTAAAACTTCACTCGTGACCCAGCGTTTGAACTGTTTTGCGGTGGGAAGTTTGCTGGACAGAATCAGGCTGTAAAGGCCTGATTCGTTAATAATGGTGGTTTCCTTAACACCAAACTGGGTGGTGATTTGCCACCCAGTTTTTTCATCCTCATCAACATGGGTTTTTAGGGCGTTCACAGTATCCTTGTACCCAAGCACAGAAGCAACATCCTTGCCAACAAACCACGGTTCGCCGTTCATCTCTACCGTGCGTACATCGTTGTTTTCGTACTTGAAAATTTGTATGTTGTTCATTGTTCACCTCCACACTCATCAGAAAAATGCAGCTCCATCAAGTCGGCAATTGCGAGATATTCTTTGGCGTATTTGCTATCGCCGTGGGTTTTCTTGACGATCTCACGGAACTGCGCCAAATCACCATAAAAGCAACCACACTGTACGCGAAGAATTTTATCCTTGCAGCGGAAAAATGTGGTCGTGCGGAAACATATGCCAAACCCTTTGACGACGGCATAGTCAGCGTCGTCGGAGACCTGCGCGTTGCCGGAGACCCGCGCGTTGCCGAAGACCTGCGCGTTGCCGTAGACCCGCGCGTTGCCGAAGACCTGCGCGTTGCCGTAGACCCGCGCGTTGCCGAAGACCTGCGCGTTGCCGTAGACCCGCGCGTCGCCGGAGACCTGCGCGTTGCCGTAGACCCACGCGTCGCCGTCGTGGGAAAGATTATCTTCCTTCTCAATAAATCCGCCGAGTTCTCCCTTCTCGACGTTGCCAAAAGCGACGAGAGCCTTAATGCGGAACAGCTTCTTCCCGAAAACGTTCGTTACAAATTCGGCGGTAAGTTCAAATTTCTTCATGGCTGGATGCCTCCTTAAAATACAGCCCGCACAGCAGATTCAGCGCCAACATGGCGGAGAGAGCGGCGGGGGTGTTTTGCTGTCCTGCATCAAGGTTTCACCTCCGTGCTACATTCAGTGAACAAGTAATCTAGCGTGCAGCCTTTGAGCGTCCCTTGAATGGCTTTCATCTCGCGCAGGGTAAATTGGGAGTGCCCGGTCAGTTTGTTTTGCATGGTAGCGCGGGAAATTCCAATATGCTGCGCAAGGTCTTGCTGCGTACAACGCTGCTTTTTAAGCTCAATCAATAGGTTTGGGAACACTGGTTTTCACCTCCTTCTTTGTTTTCACGTTCGGAACGCTTGGCCCAATAGTTGGCGTTGTATTCGTGTACCCGGTCTTTGTTTTTTGCTCGCCACGCTTTGTAGTAATCCCGGCGGGCTTCTTTTGCCGCATCGCTCATCCCAGTGGTGTGGGTTGCGTTTTTATCGTTCATTGTTTCACCTCTATCCACAAATTCATTGCTCGCTGCGGTTCTGCATGATATAATCGCCATTAGAAAGGGGGTGCAATAGTTTGAACTACTTTGTCTTAGCGCTCATTGTGGTCATAGGGTATAGAATCTTATTTTGCCTATCTGGGTATATTAGAGCCAATTACTATGAGCGCAAATACAAAAAGTACATAACTGGAAAAGAAACAGATTTTGCAAGCTGTACTGCTCCGATTAAAAAGCTGCTTAAACAGGCAAAAATTCCAGATTCGACTGTTACGGTTGTTGAACCTATTGGCTATGGTAACTATCAATCCGTTCAAGTCAGCGTTCTTGAAAATTTGTCCGTAAAACGCAGTGATGTTATGGCGGACGCATTAAACATGCTCGCTAAAGTCAAGGGAGCCTTTCTAATGAACTTGAGGGAATGTTTTTCCCCTCTGTATTGGGTGCAGTTGGTTTTGTTTCTTCCTGTAAAACTTTGTGATTATTTAGGTGTGTCAGAAAATCATTTAATACCAAAGCTCTTACAAGTTGTTTACTGGGTATTAGTTCCTCTGTTGCTGGTCTTGCGTGACCAGCTGTACCATCTCATCATCCAGCTTATCCAGCAGGCGGAGTAAAAACTTGCTCACCAGAATAAGCCCTCTGGCATCTAGCTTTTCGGCAGATGCCATATTTTTTTGAGCATCTGCAAGATTGGTCAGGATTGCGCCTTGCATGATGCGCTTGCGGGAGCATTTCAAGGTTTCACCTCCTTCTTTTCGCAAATCAGCTCGTTTACGGCTGTTTCCATCTTTCTAGTTATCGGCTAGCAAATAATCAACAGGCACGCCGAAATAGTCAGCCACTTTCTTTAGCGTCGTGATGCTTGGGCCGTAAGGAGATTTTTCCCACTTGCCAAGTGCGCCGTTTGAGATTCCGGCGCGTTCCTCAAGGATTGTGCGAGAAATATTGTTTTTTCGGCACAGCGCATCAATTTTTGAAATATTCACCTAGCAAAAGCTCCTTTCTAGTTGACTATTGCTAGAAAATATGCTACCATGAACTTGCGAGATTTATAACAGCATATTTTTAGCTAGTCCGCTGAATTTTAGGGGGCTTGGTTTTTTGTCGCCCTCTATGCTATCTATTATACTAGCATTTATGCTAGATGTAAATAGTTTTCTAGCATTTTCTAGCGAATTAGCAATATGTACAAAGAAATGGTGTGATTTGTGTGCGATACGTGGAAAAAGCTAAGAAAATAGCAAAGAAAAAAGGAATTGCCTTCACGCATATTAGTACAGAGCTTGGGAAAAGTCGTGGCTATTTGTCTGAAATGCTAGCAAACGGGCGCGATTTGCCAGATCATATGCTAGCCGATGTTGCCAGTTTGCTAGGAGTCACCGTTGACGACTTGCGCGGGGATACCGAAAACGAAAAAAAGCCCACCGCACAAAGCGATGGGCTAATATCGAGTTTGCCGCAAGATGTACAAGAAATTATTTCTCTTTGCCAAAAGAATCCTCGGCTTGCAAGCGCTCTATTAAATCTTGCGCACCAGTTACAAAATCGGTCATCTGATCCGGCGTAAAGGTATGCAGGATTGCAATTAGCTTGCTGATGTTTTCCGCCTGTTCTGCCGCAGTATATTTCTTTGTTTGCATATGTTCCTCCTAGTGTGTGTTTCTCTCTTGAGTGGGGTTGTATTATTTGCCTTCCCAATCCGGATATTCAATACACTGCAAATCATTGTAGACGGGTGAAACGCTCCAGCTAATCCAGAGGTCTCCAGAAATGGCTTTTCCCCGCTCTACATCCTGATTCCATGCAATGATTTGTTCATACAGGCGTTCTTTCGCGATATCATCCGTATATTTAACAGTTTCAATCTGGTGGATGATTCCCTGATAACGTGTTTCAGCGCTGATTTTGTCCGCTTTGTATCCTATTCGGTAAGCGAGCGCAGTTGCGCCGAAAACCACAGCGCAAACGCCGGATGCTATTGCAAGCACAAGCGCCACGAAGAAAACGATTTGTTCTCCAAACGCATCGAGCAGCGCATATGAAATCCAGCCAAATACGATGGTTAAAATCGCAAGTAATACAATAAGTAGCATACTTTATATCCTCCGTTCAGATCACTGTCACTCAGGCCAAAATCAGCTTGAGAATCATCAGTCGTGGGTTATTGACTGCGCATACTGGTATGATTATTGGTTCAGCAATGCCAAATCAATAATTTGGAAGTTTGCCCTATGAATATAGAGCGCCTTGTCATCAATCATCAATTTGGTGGTTTTGGGAAGGTCTTCGCAAACCTTCCAATATACATCTTTACCACTGTACGCGCAAATGGGATTTCCCAACTGGCTCTGAATGACGACCACGACAGGCTTGCCGAATGCGTTTTTGTATTTATTTACAACATTTGCAATAATAGTGTTGTCTCCAATGCTTCCATCTGTGTTGCTGTTGATGTCTTGCATTTGAAAATTTACATCTGGTTCAAGACCTTTTTCTGTGAACAATACAGTAGAACCGCAATTACTAATTTGACAACCATCGACGGTAATTGTAACAACGGAGGATAGTGTGTTAGTATATCCCCAACTGCCATCGTTGTATGTTCGTTCACGAATAATGTTGCTATTCATATCAATTTTAGACCCCGAAACGGTCATAAACTTTTGGCCGTCATTGGAGTAAAACTGGCATTCATACGTGTTACCAGTAATGCTTCCGTTCAAGTCGTTGAAATCACTGCCAACCTTTGCGCAAGAACATAGGCTGGCAACGATTGCGATTATAAGCAAGATGCTCAGAATGCGATGGGTAATTTTTCGGATTTTCATGACGCAGTGTTCTCCTTATTTTTTTCGTAGTTCTCTAATTCAGAGTTGAACTCGGCAATTTTTTTGATGTCTTCACGAGATAAAGAAAATACCAATCGGACACTTCTAAAGTGTAGGCTTACTGACGCAAGCCCACGACTTTAGTCGTGGGTTATTGACCCGGCTGGTTCTGTTTTTTTTCGTCTGGGGCATCCGGTTCTTTCCCGATCTCTTTGCAAAATGTGATGTATTCATCAACGCAGTTGATGAACGCTTGCCCGATGCCGTCAACGGTTTCTGCGTGATAGTCAACCAAATCTTTGATACCATCAATCTTGCCGTAATAGATTTTATCGTATGGGTCGTATTCCGGCGTTGTAGTATAGCCTTTATAAAGGATTTTTACGGGGAATAACAATCCGGTATCGGGAACAGGTTCTCCATTTAATGTACATCCCCTATCGCCATATGTATAATCAATCCCCAGCTTGTCACAGAGTTGTATTGCCAGTTTGGTTGCTGATATTTGCTTTTCTATGTCAGTCATTGTTCTTCTCCGCATCAGTTGTAAGTTGTCATTTCGACAACTTTATGTTGTGCTTACATCTTATTACAGATTGCCGTAACGGTCAATTAGCAAAACGCACAAATTTCAGGTTTCGCGCTTTACTGTCCGGTTTTTCGGCCTTTTGCGTCCGTGCTTTGGTGGGGTGGTTAAATCAGGCAGTTTCATGGCTGTTTTCCCTCCGTGCTCGGTCTTGCAGCACAGCGCGATACAAGGCTTCAATGGTTGCCGCATTACGGTTTTGGTAATTCTTTAGACGTTCCACGTTATTCATTGTTGATTCCTCCTGTGTTTTTTGACTACAGTAAGAATCTTAACATGTTTTTTATGCCATGGCTTCCATTTATTTCCATGGCATTTTTTGAATATTTTTTTCTTTATATTTCCTTAACTGTTGTTGTATAAAAATCTTACCGCATTTAGAGCGCAAAACATGTAAAAAATTGAGGGTGATGAAATGGAAAGTAGAGCTGATTTCAGAGAACGTGAAGGACTTATTCTTTCGCAGTGCCGGTTGGAATCCGGGCTTTCGCAAGAATATGTAGCCCGGCAGATGGATGTGAACATCCGCACGGTGCGCAACTGGGAAGAAGGGCTTTCCCCCATCCGAAACGATGATCTGTTGATGTGGTTCGCCGTCTGCAAACAATCCCCCTGGCGCTGGCTGCAGCGCATCTGGATGCCGTCTGCATTCAGCGATACCGATACCCCAAACTGGACGGACGAGCAGGTAGACAAGGCACTTTCTGATTATATCGCCCAGATGCCGGGCCTGTACAAGCGCCGCCTTCTATATATCCTGTGTGGGGCGCATGGAAGCGATTGGGCGGGCCAGATAGACTTGTTATGCGCTAACGCTCATACGTCCATGCAAAGCCGTGTACGCGTCTGTCAGGCCGTAATACAGAACTACCGGATAGATACCGCAACTGGGAATGACCCCTGCCCAGAAAGCACCAAGCCGGACTTTGACCGCCTGCAAATATGCCTGCAAGCCGGAGAAGCTGCCGTTCTGGCAGGCAACGGCGAATATAACGCAAGGGAAAAATAAAAAAGGCAAGTTTTTTGCCGAATTTTGTCTAACCCATTGCAAATATAAAATAGAATTATTATAATGAGGGTGCAAGGAAACTTGCGAAGATACAGCCGTAGAGCGCGGCTGTCGCGGGAAAAAGAAAGCTCAAGTGTTGACTTCGTGGTAGAGCGCCACGAACGGAAAATAAAGAAAGCTCGATTGAAGAGCCGCCCCCTCATTGATTTGAGGGGGCATTCTTTTTTGGATTACATTTATTTGTCCGAATCATTTTATCAGGATTATATTGGCTGCGCCGAAATAGAGCAAAAGCCAACACGTCCATACATAAGGATATGCGTAAAAATAAACGGGGTTTTGTTTGCTGTGCCCATGCGGTCACACATAAAGCACAAGCATGTGCTTTGGACAAACGAAGCAGCAGGCTGTGGTCTGGATTTTTCAAAAGCCGTTGTTATAACTAAATCTGAATATATAAATCGTTCCCAAAGGCCGCACATCCGGCAAGATGAATTTAATTCTCTAAAAGGAAAAGAGTTTATTGTACGGCAAAAAATGGAACAGTATATAAGAGATTATAAAAAGGCTGCAGCACGGCTAGATGTGCCAAGAAATAAGGAATTGTGCCGATATAGCACACTACAGTATTTTGAGAGGTACATATAAAGCAAAAATCCCCTGCCGGTGGTGACGCACCAGCAAGGGATAAAGGGCCGTCAACATGAAAAGTTGACGGTTTCATTATAAAACATTTTTTGGAGGGCTGCAAGATGAAAAAGGATTTGACAGTTGGGCTCTTTCACCGAAAAGACGGAAGATACCAGCGCAAAGAGATGATAGGTGGCGTTTGGAAAACATTTTCAGCTAAGACGCCCGCAGAGGTTTGGCAAAAGGTTGAGGATGCCAAAGAAGAGCAGGAAGAAAAGGAACGAATTGAAGAAGAGCGTTCAAATGCTGGGCCGCTGTTCAGCGAAATTGCAAAAGAATATATCCGCGTTGTGCAGGGCATGAAAAGCGGAACGCAAAAAAGCTACCTGCCTGCCGTTAAGCGGGCTACTGACGAGTTTGGCGAATACCACATGCGGGAAATTGAGCCTTACATGATCGCGGAATTTCTGCGCGGGCCTGAAATGGCAGGGCGGGCTGCCACAACGGTATCAAACCAAAAGACTGTGATAAACAACATCTTTCAGTATTGGATTGACAGTCCAAAGTGGCGCGGAGATATAAACCCGGCAACGCAAACTAAAATGCCGCGCGGCCTGCATAAGGGCAAACGACAGCCCCCTACAAACGAGCAAGTGGCAGTGGTAAAGGAACATTACCTTGACCCCGATGCGCTCCCTGCGGTGGCTTATCTTTGCACTGGCGAGCGCAAGGGCGAAATGTGCGCCATACAGCTGCGTGATATTGACTTTGATAAAAACATCATCCGCATCACAAAAACGATAGAGCACAAGGGCAATGCCGCTGTGATAAGGGATTATGGCAAAACCCCGGCAGCAATCAGGCAAGTGCCGCTGCTTTCCATGCTAAAAGAAGCCCTACAGCCCATCCGAAAAATGCCAAAAGACACATACATTATTGGCCTTGATACAAAGCCTGTAAGCAAAAGCCGCTATGATCGTATGTGGCAAAAGTTCTGGCGAAAATACGGCGTGGCAAAGCCGGTGCCCAGAACCAAAAGCGTTGTAAAGCACGGCAAGAATGTAACCGTTGCATATACTGATTGGAAAGTTCCTGTGTGTGGGCACCAATTCCGGCACGAATATGTCTGCATGCTTGCAATGGCCGGTGTGCCGGAAGAGATTGCAATTCAGCTTGTGGGACATGCAAACGCCAAAATGATTCATGAAGTTTATTTAGCCCTTAAGCCCCAAATGATTGAGGAAGCACGGAAAAAGCTTGAAGCTATTTTGTCAAATGTCAATTAAGGGATGCCCCTACTTAATGTTGCAAAAAAATTTTATGCGCTGCGGTGGTTCAACCACTTCGGCGCATTTTTTTTGCACCAAATCCGCACCAAAATCCCGATAACCCGGATTGCAAAACAATGTATAAAATTTTTGCACCATGAATGCACCATGAATAATATACATTTTTGAACGTTTTTGAACAGATTTGAACAAAGAAAAAACCGCTAAGCATCGTCGCTTAGCGGTTTTTTGTCGGTGCAACAACCGTATTCATTTTGGTCCGAGTGGCGAGAGTCGAACTCTATTACATTAACGTATTATCGTATAAATACTGCATGTGCACCAAAATTGCACCTGTGCAATTTGACGGAAAACTTTGCAGCCCTATATTTGGTATTGCAAATCTCACCCTATAATAATGGACAAAACTTTTATTTAGTTCTTTTCAAATCGTGCATCAATCCTGCATACGTTTCCGGTTTTGCTTCCTTTAGTGCGTCCATGAATTCATCCAGCACACGCCAAGCATGGCCGGAGTCTGCGCTTTTCATAGTTTCCAAAAATTCACTCATTCCACAACACACTCGTAATATTTTTCCACTTTGTTTTTGGAAGCATCTTTGTCATTGATGAATGCCGCCGCCAAGTCTGCATAGAATTCAGCCATGTTCACGTTGTGCTTTTTAGCTGCCGGATAGTAGTCACTGAACATCATGTTCATGGCCGCATAGAATTCTTCTTTTGTGCAATCCATCCCACGCGGGGCCATGTAAGTAGAGGTCTGTTCTATCGTCCAGTGTTCGCCGGTGGAGCCGTCGGCGTTTTCCATGTTATGCACCCATTGTTTCAAGTCGCCGGAATCTTTTGCGATGCGAAGCATTCTTGCAAAGTCATTCATGGCAACGTAACAGCGCACAATGCTTTCAAACTCTGTCAGGCTTTTGGAGGATATTGCATCACCCATGCAATAATAGGCTTCTTCCATCAAGCGCTGTTCATAGTCCTCAAAGTCCTTGTATGTAAGCTCTTTCAAGCCTTACACCCCCTGTTCAGCGCATATCCTCCGCATAGCGGCGTTTATATTCGCGGTCATCCTGGTCTGTGTCCATCCGGCGGCGCATGTCATCCGCATAACGGCGGTCACGGCGCATATCGTTGCCATAACTCCCGCGCATTTTTGCTTCCCAACCGCCATCATGGCTGTAACCCTCTTCTTCCATGATGTCATCAAGGTTGGCAATGCTCTGTGTGACCTTGTAAACCACGTCAAGATCACGAACATTCAAAGTGCCGTGACGGGAAACTTCATCCAGTTCATCACAAAGCATTTCCCGGATGTCATTCATTGCTTTCATGCTCATTGTTATTTTCCCCTTTCTTAACTTTCGCGTTCAACAATCAGATTGCTGTTGGATACGGAAATTGCCTGCGTGCTGCTATTTTCCACCGCTATTGTTACGCAGCATCCACGAGGAACCTCTACAAATGCAGCAATGTAAATATTGAAGAAATTTTCAACTGCCGCAGGTGTCACGGTTGCTGTGGCGCTATTCAGCGGCTCACCATTGATTGCAAGAGAAGCTGAAATCGCTTCAACTGTTCCTCCAGTTGGAATTGCAATATTCGCCCCAAACGAAATTTTGAATCGTGCCTTGCACTGATTTGTCAAACCGCGCAGCGTTACAATGCCAGACCCGGCACGGTGAACAATGCAGCTTTTTCCGCAAACTGCCGTTTCGGTAAGCGGCACATTCTGCCCTGCGGCAATGTTCACGATACTGGAATTCGTAAATTCAGCCATAAAATCGATCCTTTCATATAAGTATAGCGGCGGGACTGTTGCCCCGCCGCTTTTTTGCAAAATCAGCACGGAGCTGAACAGTTTCCAATTTGGAAACAGTTGCTATTGCTATTCGGTTTTAGCAGTTGCAGGTGCCGCAATTCCCATACTGATACGGTGCGGGAACGGGGAAAGCCGGAACAGGGCGGGGGTTGTAATAGGCAAGCTGCCCGCTCATATAGGCTTTCAGCGTTTCATTCTGCGCAGCCTGACTTGCGGAAAGCTGTGCAGCAAAAAGCTGCTGGCTCTGCTCTGCAATCTTGGCATCCTTAGCTTCAATGCGCTGCGCCGTCAGCGCGTCAAGCACCGCGCGGGCGTTGGCGTTCTGATTCTCGATGATGTCCCGCGTGCCGTTCTGGATAGTCTGGCGCGTGTCGCAGGCCTGCGTAGCAAGGTTGTAATTTACGCCCTGAATCGCTTCGCGGGTTTCGCAGCAGCAATTGGCCTGCTGCATCTGCATTGCATTCAGCTGCTGCATAAATGCCGCCTGCTGGTTTGCGCGGCTGATTTCCGCCGACATAAAGCCCTGCTGCATAGCGTTCTGCACGCCGTTGACAAGCTGTGCCTGTGCATAGAAACCATCGCACAGGCCGTTGTTTACGTTGTCAATCTTGCGTTCGATGTTGGCAAAATCACTGGTGAGAATGTAGCCGTCAACTGCGCCTGTGCTGCCGTTGCCGCCAAAACCGTTGTTGCCCCAGTTGCCGCCCCAGCCGCAGAAAACGAACAGGAACAGGATAATAATCCACCAAGCACCGTCACCGCCGAAGCCCCAGCCATTGCCGCTACCGCTATTCGCGGGCTGAACAGGCATCGTCATCACAGTGCCATCCGAAGACAAACTCATAATTGTACTCCCTTCAAATAAATTTTATTGTCTAACCGTGCGCACGGATTAAACCTGTCACATAAACGACCTAAACTGCTGCGCCATCGCTTGCAGCTGGTTCAGCTGCGCTTGGCTCATCTGCCCTGATTGCAACAGCTTTTCTACTTCTTTCTTGGGGTCTCCCTGAAAATTCGCCCGGAACTGCTGAAACTGCTGCATCATCTGCTGAAATTGTCCCATCGCGCCCGGCATTTTGCCGCCACCTAAAACGTTAAACAGAGGGTTGCTCATTGTCTGCCTCCTTTTTCTTGCGCGTCAAAGGCTTGTCTGCCGTCAGAGCGTCAAAGCGGGCTGTCAGAGCGTTAAACTCCTGCCGTGTGACATATTCTTCTTTTGGCTTTTGCGCGGTATGTGTGGGCTGTTTCTGGCTTGCCGTGCGTTCCGAGTAGTCAAAAACGCGCAAAGGCTGCGGCATACCGCTGGCATCGGTGGATTTGATATAAAATGTGCTGTTTTCGCTGTCCATCAGCAGCACGCTGTTTCCTGCCGCGACCATATACGCTTTGGCTCCTTCTTCGCCCTGCACCCATATAATAGGCGCGGTCTGCTGCGCTGTTGGCTGCTGCTGCGGATACGCCGCCTGCCGGAGCTGTGCAAGCTGATCTGGCATAGCCGACGGCATCTGCTGCCCCATCGGATAATAGTTCGGCATATAGCCGGGCTGATACGGTACGCCAAACGCCATAGTCAATCATCCTTTCTGCCAATAATACAGTGGCGTTTCTTCGCCGCTGTCCCAAGTATCAAGCCAATCGCCGTCAACGACCGCGACAACGTGCGTTGCCATAGCCAGAATATATACGCCAGTCGGATTGTCGGCGGCGAAATCCGCAACGGTGTAACAGTCCGGGCAGGTGTTTGGCAGTGTGTGCCGCTGCCAGCCTTTCCGCCGCAGATAACTGCCCCAAACATAATTTGCCGTTGGCATATCATGCAGCAAATAGCCCTCAAGTGCTAATGCTGCGTATATATCTTCCCAGCTTTTCCCTGTTCCCGTCGCAATGGCCCGAACGGTGCAATCTCCAACACGCTTGTGTTCTGGATTTAGATTGATTTGTGTGTAAGCCATTTTTGTTTCCTCTAGCTTAATTATAAAAAAATAGACGTAAAAACGTGCGACACGAACGCGACAGTTTTACGCCAAGTTTATACAAAATATTTTACAAAAGTCTATTTACAATGCTACTTTAGAGTAGTATAATATAAGCAAAATAAGGAATAAACACACAATTATAACAGGAGGAAAACAAAATGACTAACACCATTATTAACAACATCAACGCAGATATCATCAGCAAGGCAAACGAAGCGAACAAGGCCGAAACCGAGCGCATCGTTAATACCTATCAGCAAATGTGGGGTAACGGAGATAGCTTTATAGCGAATGACATGGCTTTTCTTTTTGGCGGTGCACAGCGCAGCGGATTGAATGATGACGAAGAGATGGCAGCAGCTGTCAAGGCCGCAGAAACCGACCTGATTTATAAAGTTATCATCAAGACTTGGTTCAAGGATATGAGCCGCGCAGATGCTGTTGCTATCTGCAACAAGCTTTTTGGTAGCAGAGACAGCATTCAGATTTTTTCTGCAACACTAACCGCAAACGATGTTGCACGGAATTGGAATGCAGAGCACAGCAACGAGAAGCCCATTTACATGACCACCCGCGCTATTGAGGAGACTTTTGGAAGCATCTAAGGATGCAGGAGGCATCAAGATGGACATTACTCTCAAGGAATACGCTTTTAGACACGGCAGAACTCCCGCAACCGTGCGGCAGAAAGTTTTGCGCGGAGGATTTAAGACCGCGCACAAAATGGGCCGTGACTGGCTCATAGACGAAAATGAGCCTTATATCAAGCGCCCGACAAGGAATTCGAGGCAAAATCAAAAGGCAAAAGACGAGGAGGGGCAATGAAATGAAATCGTTGCCCCCGTTACCATCAAAAATTGTTACTGCATACCTTCTTCCGAACGAGTTATCCGCACTTTCAAACTTGCAAAAAAGGATGAAACTTGAAAGTCTTTCGGATGCGGCAAGGTATTGTATCTTAAAATGTAAATTGCCAGTGTATCCACTTCCACAACGTTCTGATATCGCATTTTACTATAGGAAAAGAATGGACATAGCCTTACACTTTGACGAATATGATGTATTACAAAACATTGTCAGCACAATGTCAAAGCAGTCCGGAAAAAACATTTCGATATCAACTGCAATTCGTAGCGCGATTGTATATGTATCGAAGCAATAAAAACAAGAAAGCCCCCGTTTGTGATTGAATGTATCACAAACGGGGGCTTTTCTTACCTTATTTTATTTTTTATCGCTTTGACTCTCCGATTAACCGTCCTTTCACTGCAATACAATTCCGCCGCAATATCGGCGTTGTGCAGCCCACGCCGCCGCAAGTCTAGTACGGCGTGTTCGTCATCGGTCAGGTCAAAACAGAGGTCATCATAGTCGCTGCGGCTCATTCGGAAATCAAACTTACTTCCCATTGCCAAAGCCCTCAAGAATCTGCTTGAAAGCCTGATGTAGACCGGTGGATGCCAGCCCGCTTGCAAGGCCGGACAAAATCACAGTAGCGGTAATTTCAGGCCAATTCATCCAGCAGGCCAGCGCAACACCAAGCGCCGCGCAAATCGTGGGAATATACCGGTTGTCAACATCCTTAATCCACTGCTTGACAATCCAGCCCACGCACAGGCAGATGCCAACAATCACGGGAATCATGTATTCGGACAGAAAAGAAATATCCATTTTGCTTTCTCCTTTTTTTAGCCGATCAGATGCTTCTGCAAAGCTTCCTTGGCTTTCTGCATCTGGTCAATGTTGTTTCCATCAAGGTTGTGGTCAAGCAGGGCAAGCAGTGCCTGCATGGTCACGTGCTGCCCTTCATCCATGCGGTCAAGCCGCTGTTTGTCGTTTCTCAAAAAGCCCTCCATAGCGTTCACCCGCGCTTCTAACTGGGTAATGCGTTTGTCCTGGTCGGTTTTTGGCTTTTTTATTGCGGTAATTACTTTGCTGATAGCCACTCCCCCGGCATACAGTCCGGCAGCAGCACCCGCCGCGTAAATCAAAAATGCCCAAGCTTCCGCGATCGTAAACGAAAATACATGCTGCATTGGCATCACACCTCCACGATGGGAATTCCATAGGCTACAGCCGCGTCATGTTCAATGCGGCATCCGCGATAGTCCTGCCAGCCAGGGGCGAACACCACAAAATCAGCGGTGCCCAGCAGCTTGAGGCTTTCGCCCAAATACCACAGCGGCGTTGCGTCAGTCGGGGCGTTCTCAAAAAATGAATCAATGACTGCTAAATTTTCGTGTGTTTTCATGTACACATCAGCAATCAAAACCTTGCGTTCCTTGATAATTTCTTCGTCCGTTTTGCCGCGCATCGGCTGAGAAATAAAAAGTTTTTTCACTGCATCACCCCACATACTCGGCCTTGTACAGCCCTGCATCAATCAGCTGCAGCTCTGCGCACTTGCGCATGATGTACCAGGCGTCGCCGCTGGATACCGGTCCAACGTCCAGCATCCACTGGTTGCCACCCACGCAGGTTTCGCGGTACAGGCCAGCGGAGATAAGCCCCAGGCCATCGCACAGGGCGCGGATGGTTGCGCGGTCGCCGCTGGAGATACGGCCAATGGTAATCCGCTGCTTGTCCAGCTTGTTGGGGGTGGTATCCTCCGGTGTGGGCGCGGTGTGGCCCTGCAGGCCCGCCTGGATCATCAGCTGCTCATAGTCCTTGTATACCCTGTTGCAATCCAGGCTGGTGCCGTAGCCGGGCACGCCCAGAGCGTTGCGGCTGCTGTACTGCCAGATGCCATACGGCAGGGGACAGGTGCATGTGCTGCCATACTGGGCAACCCAGATATCATATTTAGACAGCGCCTTGTAGTCCAGGCGGTTGCGAATAAAACCGCAGCTAGCATACAGGATGCCGTAATACCCTGCGGCCTCAATCTCCGACAAAAAGGCCTGTACAAGTGCCGTGCGCTGCGCGTTGGTCAGGCGCAGGATGCACGGCTCGTACTCGATATCATACGCCACTGGCAAACACAGATGCTTGCCCTTGATCGCGGCCAGGCAGCAGCGGGCCTCCTGGCGGGCTTCCGCCGGGGTACTGGCGTAGCTGTACCAGTACACACCGTACTGGATGCCCAGGCGGGCACACTCAGCTGCGTTGCGCTCAAACTGCGGGTCAACCTGACTGCTGTAACGGCCATACCCGGCGCGCAGCATGGCGTGGCGGATGCCCTTGCTGTAGGCTGCCTGCCAATCAAATTTGTTTTGGTGTTTCGATACGTCGATTGCATAATACATGCGCTTCACTTCCTCTGTGTGTTGTATGCTGCTGTAACTGCCCAGCTTGACCGCACTGCTGGCCGTGCTGAAATCAGCATCCAGCCAGTTCAGCGGGTTGGTACGCTGGCCTTTCCAGCGCACTTCAAAATGCAGGTGTGCTCCATAGCAGTTGCCGGTATCGCCGCTGTAGCCGATCAGCTGGCCTTCCTGCACCTGCTGCCCCTGCGCCACGCAAAGCTGGCTCAAATGGGCGTACAGCGTTTCCAACGTGCCGTACTTGTAGGTCGTGTGGCGCAGCTTAATCATGTTGCCATAGCTGTTGGTGTCGCCCTGGGTGCGCTTGCCATTCCAGTGGTACGCGATTGCAACCGTGCCACCCTCCGCAGCGTACACGGGCGTGCCCGCTGCTGCGCGGAAATCCAGCGCCCGGTGCAGGCTGCCGTCATTGTAGAGCCAGCCCGCGGTGATGATGTGCTGGGCCAAGGGCCACCCAAAACACACCTCTTCATTTTTCAGCCGCATCTTTATCCTCCTTATTTTGTCCTCTTCCACATATAAACCGCCAAATAGGGCGGCATGTTGTTGTGAGCTTTCCCGGAACCGCCGGAGGCGACTGTTACGGTTTTGGATTCCCAGTTCGGAATACCCCAGCCTCCTGATTGCGTTTGAACATACGCATCCGCAGAGCTTCCGGTTTTGGAGCGTATTACGTTGCTTCCGTTGGTTACAGACAACGAATAATTCGGTAGCTCGCTTTGTGTAAGCGTATGGGCGGATTCACCCCCAGTAGCACCTGCGGGAAAACTACCAGAAGCACCAAGCAAAAAGCGTTCAGAAATTCTTTCCCAGGTACCGCCAAATAAAGACTCTGGGCTTGTATTGCTTACGGTCATGTAAATACTGCCAATCGGCCAGGCTGCAAGTTTTGCTTCCGCGATGGCCGCCTTCACCGCCGCCGGCGTTGCCGCAACACCACCATTGGTCGAACTTGTTGAACTGGTCGAATCACTCAATTTCACACCGCCCAAAGTCGAAGCATTACCTGTCGGCAGTGTGTACTTAGTATCTGTTGTCGGCGGTGTGTATCCCAAAGCACTTGTTACATTCGCTTTTGTCAAACTAATCGTGCCGGAATTCTCCGTAATGTTACTCCCGATTTTTACACCACCCAAAGTCCAAGCACTCGCGGTTGGCAGTGTGTACTTGGTATCAGTCATAGGTGGCGTATAACCCAGTGCATTTGTCACGTTAGTCTTACTAATGCTGATCGTGCCGCTGTTCACTGTAATATTGCTGCCAATCTTTACGCCACCCAGGGTTGAACTGGTAGCGGCAGGCAGCGTATGGGTACCGGAGGAGGCCGGTGTCATATAGATCTGGTTGCTGTTCAGCGTTCCTTCACTCTTAGCATTATCATACTGGGCTTGCGTCAGGTAGTTGATTACCAGGCTGTCCAGCTTTGTATCAGTGGCCATAATCATATACCTCTCGTTACAATCGCGCTGATTGCGGATAGTCCACTCGGCAGCCCAGTCAGTTTTCCGTTGCTGATGCTTAGGCTCAGATTGGTGCTGCTTGGCCCACCGTACATGGCGCTCTTGTGGTATTTGTCGCCCTCAAACGCGATCAGGCTCGTAACCTGCCCGCCCCAGCCGCCGGAACTGGTCATGGTACCGTAGCCCCAAAGCTTGATTGTCCCGTCAGTGCGCCTAAAACTAACGCTGGGGTTGGTGTCCGTGACGGCATAAGCCTCCACATTGTTATTGCCACTGCCGCCGGAACTCCCGCCGGCGGCATAAGTTCCTGTCACACCAAAAATGTTCACACCGCTCTTAATGTTCCCGGCCACCAGGTTTGCATCGCCCTTGATTGTCTGTGTCCCGCTCAGGTATTGCCCAGATGCAATGCTCTGATCGGTTGTCTTCGGGGTGTAAGTTGCTGCGCTTTTTTTGGTCACATCACTGCCAATATAAGTGCTCGATATCGCATTCACGGTCACTTTGCTCAGTCCGTCATATCCGCTGTCCGGGCTTACCGTCTGGGTGCTTTCACTGGGACTGACTGTTTTGCTCTGCAATTTTACGTCGCTGGAACCACCACTCACAAAGCCGCCCTGCATGTCAACGGCATTGCTGCCTAAATACACACCCATGCAGCTGTCACCACCTTCTGAGCGTAACGTTTGTCGCGCCAACGCTGGCTGCCGTTATGTCAATGGTTTTTGCGCTGCTGCCGTCCCATGCGCCCTGACTGGTTCCGTTCAGTTTGATGGTCAGGCTGTTATTTAGTTTTTCGGCGCTCGTTGCGGAGCCGCCTGCGTTGCTGGAACCGGCATAGTTTGTGGTTCCGGTGACTTTGGCCCCTGTGGCACTGTGGGCAATTACCCCTTTCGGCAGGTCGGCAGCCCGCACCGTATCGCCGGTCAGGTCGAGGACAACTTCATCATTGATAACAACCTTGTTTACGGCCATGCTCAGCCTCCGATCGTCAACGTCTGGCCGCCAGCCGCATTATCAACGTATGTGGCCGGGATCGCCTGCACAGTAACTTGAGACAGGCAGTTATACGCTTTGTCGGGCAGCACAACCTGCTGCTCAAAGGTCGGCGTAACGCTCTTGGCCTGCGGCTTCATACCTTCGCTGCCGCTCATAGAGCCTTTCACGCCCAGGACCGTAACGCCCTCGCGGATATTTGTGGGCACCAGCTTGGCCTGTTCGGTCGCTGCGATGGTCACCCCGCCTGCGCCATCGTGGAAGCCCATGGGGATGGTGTACTTACCAGAAACGGTGCTGATTTCACCGTTGACTTCGCCGTTGTTGGGCATCGTGCCAGTCATTTTGGCGCCACGCGCGTAGAATGTTTTACCGTTCAAAACCTCCGCCACAGCTGCGGTGGCATCGCTGGTATCCGCGTCTTTCGTGCTGGTACCGGTAATGGGGGCGCCGGACTTGTCGTGCGCCGTGATACCTTTGGCCAGCTTGTCCGGGGTTACGGTGTCTGCGGTAAGGTCAAGCTTCGTTTCCTTGCCGATAACAACCTTGTTTACGTATTTATTGGGCATTGTAGTACTCCTCTCCTATAATCAGTGTGTAGCCACTGGAATCGTTGGCTACCTCGTACTGAGGTATCTTCTTGATTGTTAGGTCCTGCTGCATTAGTCGCTTTGCGGTGGGCAAAACCTGCGCCGAGAACAACGGCGTGATGTCATACGGCCCGCTGTACTCCGGCGCACCCACCACTGTGGTGCCGGTCACGTCCACCCGCACGGATGCCGCCCCGGCAATGCGCACTGATACGGCGCTCTGTTGGGCCACTCGCACCTGGATCATGCACCATCAACCTCCTGGAATAAGGTCGGGCTCATTTTGAGCGTCAAAATCTCCGTCTGCGGCTGGTCAGTGCTGTCCCGCAACGTGATGCGGGTGTCCATGTACAATGCTTCGCCGCCCAGGAATTTGTACGTTTCTTCCCGCGTCCAGGGGATAAGGATGATGTTCTGTCCTTCCTGCCGGGTGCAGTCATCCGGCCAGACGTTGGATTTAATGGCCGGGAAGCCATTATAATTTTTTTGTTTAAATACAAATTCTATCCGGCTCACATCGTCCAAATCCATCCCGATTTCCACGGGCAGCGCAAATTGCGTTCCCTGTTTCATTCGTTTTTCTCCTGGTTCGGCTGGTTCTCCGCTGCCATTTCCTCTGCAGCCATATTTTCACGTACAGCAGACAGTACGTTCTCTAAAATCAGCTCAGATACCGCATAGGGAATCTGGGCATCATTCAGGGCAGCAATAATCCTGCGTTTGCAATCTTTAATGCGTTTGGTATCGGTCATGGTCTGCACCCCCTTATGTGTCACAGCCGCGCATTTACAGCGTCTTTCAAGGTTTTGATAGCGGCCAGAAGATCCTCATCCAGAGCCACGAAGGAGGCCCTGTTGTTCTGGCTGGTGATGTTGCCGTTGTCGTCCAGTTCCATGTATGTGTAGCTCACGCGTTCGCCTTCGGCGGTCGTAACGACCGCCACGCCAGATAATTTCTTCATGTTAATCTCTCCGATTCCTCCAAAAGAATGTCTGCGGTCTCGTCTGCGCCTGTCTCCATAGCCAACAGGTCATCTGCGGCGGTGGTGCTTTCATCCTGGGCGCGGGCAGCAGCGCTGGCGGCCAGCTCAATGCCCGCCGGGGTACCAGCGGGATAGCTGCTGTCACTGCGGTCGGCATAGCCGCCCTCATAGCCGCGCTGGGCGGCCATGCAGAGCCACGCAAATTGCTGTCTCGGTGCGCCGTGTACAATGGCGTACTGGCCGCAGTTTTCGGCCCACAGATGGCCGGTTCCATCGCAATCCGTCAGCAGCCAGGCGGGCTGCCCATATTGGGCGATGGTCTCCGCATAGCGTGGGTCAAGGGCAATCAGGCACCAGCCGTCTGGGCTGCACCGGCCCTTACCCCAGTCCGCAAAGGTGGGCACCGGCGTCTCAAATGCAGCCATTTTCAGTGCACCAAAGCTGGTAGGCACCACGCGGGATTTGCTGCCCCAAACGTCTAGGTTGTGCACGTTGAGCTTGCCGCTCACGCCAACGCGCGTCGTGTTAAAATCGGCATCGCTGTCATCGCTGCGGTTGTAGGTGATCTGCATCCCAACGTAAGATGTGGGGTCGAGTCCGTTGACCCAGCCGTACTTGGCGTACTTGCTGCACGCGCCGATGTAGCTGCTGCCCGCCTCTGAGTACAGCACGCCGGTTAATCCAATCGACCCGGTGTTGATGGTGGCATACCATGCGATGTGCCGGTTGTCCAAAAATACGCGCTCACCGGCCTCGGTGCCCATACGTATCCAGGCGTTGTCCAGGTCGTACACGGTGGTGTAGTTGAGGTTATGCAGCTGCCCGGTCGTGATGTTGCCGCCGTTGATGATTGTCTTGTCCTGGTTCCAGGTACTCAAATCCGAGAATGTCACCACGCCGGATAGGTTGATCTGTGCGCTGGTGATCTCTGTTCCGCCTGCCGTCAGCTTGATGGTACTGCTGGTTCCGCTTGTGCTGGCCGTCAGTTTAATTTCGCTCACCGTCTGCTTGATCTCGGTCTTGGTTTCGGCGGTAGTCAGATAGTCGCCGGTGCTGGCCGTCCACGCGGTCGGGGCATTGCCCATCTGCACCATGGGGTGCATGATGGTCAGATCGTTGGTAACGGTGGCGTTGTCGTTGGCTGTGCTTACAAACAGGCCGTCCGCATATCCGTCCGCGGTCGCCGTGAACGCCGCCCAGCGCAGCTTCCAGCCGTTGTCCAGCTCAATGTCCTGCTTCGCATCTTTGAATGCATTGCCGTAATAACTTTTTGTGCCGCTGGAAGATTTTGTTTCAAATTGCAGGAACAGACTGTCTGTGCCTGAATTGAGCTTGTACAGCACGGATGCGCAATAGGTCATGCCCTTGGCAATCACCAGCGTTTTGTCCGCGCCAAAGTGAAAGCGGGTGTTCTGCGCCCTATTGGTCACCCGGACGGATTCACCGCTGATCGTGTATGTCCCTTCTTTTCTCAGGTCATTGCCGCCTGCATCCAGGGTCGCATTGTTCCAGTCATCGGTGCCCGCAATAATATTGTTGCCGCCCGTAATGCGCTGCGTTACCGTCTGGGTAATGCTGTCGGCTTTCTGGTCAATCGCGGATACTGATTCTTTGACCGTCTTGAACTCCTGCTTGGTACTGTTCAGGTCGTCCGAAATGGTCGTGGTGGTTTCTTCCAGGCTGCTGACTTTGGTGCTGATGCTGTCGGCCTTTTGGCTGATGCTGGAGACATCTTCTTTCAGGCTGTTCACCGTTGCTGTGGTGGCGTAGTCCTTCAGCTTGCTGTCAACGGCATCATTGGCAGCGCTGGTGGCGGTATCCTTCACGTTGGCCGTCACCGTTTCGGTCACTGACTTGGTGACCTCGGTTTTGATCTCGTCAGCGGTCTGCGAAAATAAGCTTTTTGCGCTTTCCTGCGTCAGGTAGTCGCCGCTGCTGGCATTCCACGCGGTCGGCGCGTTGCCGTATTGCAGCATGGGGTGCAGCAGCGAAAACTTATTGGTGCAGTTGTCATTGCTGTCGAAATCGGCTTTTTTCAAAACACCGTTTTGGCCGGGGGTCCATGTACCATACCGCAGCACCCAGCCGTCTGTCTGCTTAATTTCGAGCTGGTCAGCGGTTTTTATGTAAGCAATGTAATATTTGCCATTATCGCCCGTAAACGTAATGCCCAGCCGCAGCGCATCGGTGCCGGAAATGAGTTTGTACATAACGGACAGGCATAATGTGACGCCTTTTATAATGCGAGCGCCCGCGGTGTTGAACATAAAATACCCGTTGGTGTTCGCATTGTTTATTGTTGCGCTGCCATCATCGCCATACACAACGCTGCTGCCAGGGCCGCCAGAGAGGGCGTTCTTGAAGCTCTCACTGCCCAGGATCAGGTTGCCGCCGCCGGTGATTTTGGTGTCTTTTTTCACCTCCGCCGAAAGCCCGTCCACCGTTGCTTTCAGGTCGGTGTACTTGCCGGTCAGGTCGCTGGCCTTTACTTCCAGGCCATCCACGCTGGTCTTGATCTCCAGCATCTTGCCGGTCAGGTTCTTGTAGCTCTGGCTGTTCACGGCGCTGGAACTTTCCCGGCTGGCGCTGCCCACGCTCTCAAAGCTGGCTTTGCCGGATGAGATTGTGGCGCTCATCAGGTAGGTGTCGAATTCCCGCCCGCGTGCGTCCTTAACGTGCACGATCTGCCCGCAGGCAAGGCCGAAACTGCTGGGCACCGATACTTTGCAGGGGGTGTAGGTCACGTTTTTCAGCACGTTGTACAGGTTTTGGACAACGCTTTTCAGGTTGGCTTCGGTGCCGGTTGTCAGCAGCAGGTTGCCCTGCACTGCATAGGTGTTGGTGGCGGTGGTGCTGTCGGGGTAGATGACCCCCACGTCACTGTCCGACTGCCGGATCTGGACCTTCTCAATGGCCTTGACCGTGTAGTCCTCGTAGCTCAGGCTGTCAGCATAATAGGCGGTGCTGTTGCTGGCACCGTCCGGGGTGATTTTAGCAGTGCTGCGCTTGTCTGTGTAGGTCAAGAATTGCAGCTTGCCGTCTGCGTTCATGTGGGCGTAGCAGCCTGCCGCTTCCGCCGCCCAGGAGATAATCTGGCGGCAGGTCAGGTCGTCCGCGTAGAACGCCTGCACGCTGTAGCTGCCGTTAATGGGCAGGCTGCTGCTGGCAAGTGTGACCCCTGCCCGCTGGCAGGCCAGCTGCGCCAGCTGCCAGATAGTTTTGGGGAACTGTGCCTGATTGGCCCGCAGCCAGCCGGAAAAGTCCGCATCCAGCTTGGACATGTTGTCATAGGCGACTACTTTATAAACCATGCTTGTGCCGGATACTTCCCGCATAAGCCCCTGATAATTTGGCTTTTCGCAATAATATATGCCGACTTTTGTTTTTGTGCCGCTGTCATTCACCCAGTACAACGTAAGCACATCGCCTTTTGCAATAAGATTGTCATCTTGCGCAAGGTATTCGACCTCTATTTCGTCTGTGCATGCGCTTCCAATCGTGAATTCCTGGCCTGAATTCAAGGTCTGCGTCAATGTGCAAGACAAAATAAGGGAAGAATCAATCTCTGTCCCATCGCTTTTGACAATCAGGTTTTTCAGCATTGATTCTTCCCCCCTTTACATCTCTACCATGTCAAAGGAAACATCGGTGTATAATCCGCCCTCGCTTGAACACAAGGTTTCGTTGTACAGTTCATATTTGCAATCACCTGTATAAGCGGACATCGTGCATGTCTTTCCCCTGTCTCTGAATGTTGCGGTATATTCCTTGCCCTGAACAAGCCCAACAAGCTCGTCCATTTCGTTCCCTGTCATGGCATTATATTTGATTGTGACTTTGCGCAAGTCCCGGCGCAGCCAATCAATGTGCATCACGCCGTCCTCTGTGCGGCCGCTGTTGGAGCCGACATAGTTCTCATGCGTGATTTCACACCCCTGCGGCTTGTACAGCGCAGTTCCGTTGACCGCCCAGTAACCTTTTGTGTCTTTGCTATTGAAGCTCATATCTTCCTCTTAGAAAGCGGGGCTTCCCGTTCTGATTTGTTCTCGGTGTGCTTCATCTTTAACGGCGCGGAATACCTCTCTGCCGTTAATGACAACTTTGGTATCACTGTTGCGCTCCATAATAGTGCCAAGCGCACGAATTGCTGCAACAACGTCTGCGGAGCCATTTCCAGTGCGGTATGCCTGCGCAGAAGAAAACTGCTTCCCGGATACTTCGACATCGTGTTTGGAAACGACTGTGCCCTCTGCGCTGACATTGACAGGTGCATCCGTAAGCTCCTTTTGCATGGAAGCACTAAGCCCTGCAACCTGGCGGATAACGCTGTTCTTGTTCCGTTCAATGCCGGATGCAAACAGTTTCATCATGTCAGGCATCCAGGTGTCAGCATCAGCCAAAGGGCCTTTATCAGGAACAGAAAAATGGAACCGTTCACTAATCCATTTCGCCGCATCTTCAAATCCCGATTTAAGGACTGTCCACGTATCGACAAAGCTATCTACAAAAGAGGAAGCGAAATCGCTGCCCCATTGTTTTGCCTTCTCTGGAAGGCCGGACAGTGCATTGCCGGAACGGGTTGCCGCATCTTCAACGCCAGATGCGGCATTACTTGCAGAATCTTTTACCGTTTCCGCATTTCTTCTTGCACCAGAATTGATATTGTCAAAACTTGCCGCATAAGTGCTTGCTGTATTGTTTGCACTTTGGGTCATTCGTTCTTTTGCGTTTTCCGCCGCACTACTCATTTGACCTGTGCTACCCTGTACGCTTTGTGCCGCAGCCGAATAGCTGGAACTGATTGTTGCAGCGGAATTTGTAGCAGACGTTGTTATATTACTGTTGGCACTTGTTACTGTTCCGGCAGTCTGATTTGCAGAATCTCTTACCTGCGCCATAGAAGTATCAACCTGATTTGTAGAGCTTATTACAGAATCAGCCATATCAAAGTTCCCGCTTTTGATATCCACAAGTTTTTGGGTGTAGGTATCAATCGCAGAATTGGCATTTGTAAGGGCTTCTTGCTGCGCCTGAACGTCACTTGTTGCGGTTTCGTAGGCTTCGTTCGCTTTGCTCAAAGAATCGGACAAAGCGTTATATTGCGCATCGAGACCCAAATCAGCCAGCATTTCACCCCATGTGGAAAGACCGTCACGATAATTGCTAAGTGCCGTTGTTGCTGTATCGACTGCTTCATTGCTCGCAGCAAGGCGGTCATTGGCGGCTGCAAGGTCTTGTTCCGCCTGAATCTGCGCCTTATATGCACTTTCCAACAAATCCTGCGCTGCTGCGGCGTATGCGGCCTTTTCAAGGCTTTCGATAAGGGCGTTTACATCGTCACGAGTTTCAAGCACCTTTGTTCCAGTTTCGTCCATGTGCAGCTGCAACCCTTCCAGGCCCATACCATTAAGGTATTCTACCTGGGACTGGAGCTGCTGCACTTCAAACGCAGATTTGTTCGACTTTTCGCTTAAATCGAAAATCGAATCGACAAGGGTTTGAACGCCTGCATACTTTGTTCCGACATCAGAAAAACTTTGAATTTTTTCGTTAAGTTCCTGCTGGCTATCCGTTGCCCGCTGAATGCTTGCGGTGGACTGGTCGATCATGTAATTCAAGGTCTGGCAGAACTGGCTTTCGTTCGCCATTTCCTGTCCGGCTTCCTGCATTGCACTCCTGTATCCCAAAAACGCACCGGCTGCCGTTCCCACCGCTGCAATCACTACACCAACCGGGCCAAGCACAATGCCGCCGATTGTCCCAAACAGGGCAAATGCAGCCACACAGTTTGTTGCGGCGGTTTTCAAATCCATTGCCCCTTGCCCGAATTTTTTCATTGCATCATAAGCAGTGACAAAGGTTCCGACCGCCACAGCAACGGCAGTAGCTACTTTCGCCCATACCGGGAGTGCGCTTCTGAACGATTGAAGCCCCAAAGAAAAAGACCTCAAAAAACCGGCCCCGTACTCCAGCGATGAAACAAAAACTCCCGCAGCTTTTTTCAATGCTTCAAAGACAGCGCTTCCCGCAGCGGCTTTAGTAATAAAATCCTTGAACTTTTTCAGGAATTTGCTGACAGCTCCAACGGCAAAAGCCGTTAATATAGCAGCGCCAATACCTTTTATAAGTGGCATAAACGGTTCAAGCACTTTTTTGATGTTCTCAAAAGCCTTTTGTAGCTTTTCAACCCATTTCGTAACCTTGCTGTTTGCAAGGTTGGCGAACATGTCATAGCTCGGAAGGCCAATGTCACCTAATCCGCTTCCACCTCCGCCACTACCGCCACCACCGCCGGATGACTGGTCTGGTGCTTTATTGAGTTCATCGAATCCGCCGATCAGGTCATGCACAGCTTTTGCCGCAGAACTTGCGCTCCCACCGACATCATCAAGCCCGCTGCTAACGCCCTGTGCAGCACTTACGCCAGAACTCTGAAAATCGCCCCACTGAATCGTATGCCCAAAAAGCGATGCAATCGCGCTGATTGCCATTCTGACAACCTGAATAAAAGCAATCAGGGGCGGAAGAATCGCATTGATTGCGGGGATGAGCACCGCGCCCAGGCTTCTGCCGAGCAAATCAATCTGTGCTTTCAAAATGCGCATCTGGTTTGCAGGCGAATTCAATGTGCGGCCCATATCGGTCTGCGCATTTGTTGTCTGCTTCATGATAGCAATATAGCGCAGCTGTGCCTTATCCGCCTGAGACAAACTGTTAATGCTTTTATTGATTCCCAAATTGTACAATTCTTGTTGCAATCTGGCATTGGAAATATCAACGCCCAACCGGCGGATAGGTTCAAGCTCACCGGAAATGGCAGCTTGCAATTTCTGGAACGAATCTTCTGTACTCAGATTGAAGAAGGAAGCCATATCATAGCCAAGCTGTGTGAGGTTCTGGCTAAGAATGTAGGCTTTATCGGATGCCATGCCAAAGCTGGTTGTAAGGTTCTGGAAAACAGCCATATTCCGCATAGCTTCACCGCTGTCAATGCCAAGCACGTTTTCCATCTTTTGCGCAAATCTGCCGCCGCTGTCAGCCGCATTGCCCATTGCCACAGCAAACAGGTTAATATCTTCTGTGTACTTGCTGTAGTTGGTTATGGCACTTTCCAAAAGTGTGTTAGCCTTTTGAATAATTGCTATCACAACGGCCTGTGAAAACAGATTTTTCAGAGAAGAGCCAAGCGCTTCCGTCTGTGCAGTCATATTATTGGAAACGCCTGTTGCCTTTTTCATTGCATCAGAAACTTTGTTTATTCCCGATACAGCGGAGCTTAAATTGCTCATATTGGACAGCTTTTCATTTAGTTTTTCCAAACTGTCAATAACAGTCTTTAAGCTACCTGTTGAAGAAAGAGACTCTATCGCCTTTCCCAACTTTTTGATATTAGTTGTGGCAGCTCCTGAATTGGCCTCAATCTCGATTGTAAGTTTATCAATCTGTACGTCAGCCATTGCTTCCACCACCCATCAAACTGAATTTCTCAAAGAAACGTCTCTCCGCTTCTTCTGCATCCCTTATCTTTCTTGCAATCTGTTCTTCTTCCGTCAGCGCATACGGCTCTTTGGGATACTGCATCGGTTTGCGTCCTTTCGGGATAAACGCATTTCCGATCGTGGCGGATATGGCATCGGCAATATACCTGCCCTGTATCCACGCCTTATAATTCCATTCCTCAAGCTGTTTTTTATGCGCTTCCCGGTATTCTCTGGCAAGTCTTGGATAACCATTCCAATACTCGTCAGCGCTCATGCCGATTGATAAATAATAAGGGGCTAGTTCTTCAAAAATCTGGCCCCATGTTTTTTGACCTTCTGGGAGATCGTCGGTCAAGCAATCTCCCAAGTCACCTTTTTTCCATCATCTGCAAGGCTGTTCATTGCATCGCCGTAAATATCGGCCAGTGCGGCAAGAACATTATTCTTGCTTTCAATGTCCATATGGTTCCAGATGTCGTCAATCACCTTGCGCTTAACGCCCTTGCACTTTGCCAGAAAAGCGCCGGCAAACATTTTATCGCCCTGGACGGTGGGCTGATGTGCCAGCATCTGGATGTCAAATCCGGTGTTCTCCATCTGCTTGACAGTCTCGCGGGTATAGGTAAGCTCGTAGCTTTTGCCTTCAAAAGTCAGTTTGATAGCGTCCATTTGCGTTTTCCTCCTCAAGAAGTAGCAACAGTAATGCTTTCGGTGAATTCAAGGTCAGAATCGTTGGTAATGACGATATTGAACTGAATTGCATCATCAACGCCTTTGCCGGGCACAGAAACACTGTGCTGACCATGCCATACCCAGCCCCAGCCATTACGGCTACGCACCGCATAATAGGCCGGTGTATTTGCCGTATCCTGTACTGCTTTCAGGTTGCCCGCATCGGTGTCAACAAACGCCGGGAAGGCACGCGCAGAGGATTTCGGCAGCGCAGGGATGTTAGCCTGCATGGTGTGCATCAGTGTGGTAACGTCAATGGTATCCGGGTCTTCGATCAGGTCAGGATATTCCTGAATCCAGCACAGCTCTTTCAGGGTAGTCTTGGAATCACCGCGAAGCAGCTGTACGCCTTGGGTACTGATAGCTACATGTTCATTTGCCATGTTTTCAACTCCTTATCATGTCCGGGTCAAAACCCCGTCTTCGGTCATTCGCGCACGGTACGTTGTTTCCGCCCGGTACGCACTGTTTTGATACAGGTATCCGCTTGTAATGTAACTTTGCCGAGTAAAATTCAAACTGTTGGCTGTCTCGTCAATGCACGTTTGTATTTTCCGGGCCTGGCTTGTTTTTGTGTTCCCCGTTGTGTAAACGCGCACGCGGAGCCGCACATTCACAAATCTGATTCTGCCGCTGTTGTCATGGTCTGTCGGCAAATCATCTTGTTCGATTTGAACGCACGGGAAACTTGGCGGCTGGTCGGTAATTACGCTGCTTAATTTAACGCCGGGGAATTCTGCTTCCAGCTTTTGCGCAAAGAATTCAAAAATCTGCGGCTGAAAATCCTCTGTCAACGCATTACCTCCTCCCACACGGTTTTTACACTTGCAGCCATCTGGGCCGCGCTCTCCCACATGGCACATGCGGGCGGGTTTCCCTTTGTCCGCCAAACGCCGGGCTTTTGCTCGCCATTGCGGTTATACACAGGCTGTGCCGTTGGTCCGGGAACGCCATCATAAACCCATCCATTCGGGTTTGAACCTTTCCCATCGCCGTATGTGCCATGCGCATACAGCCCGCTTGGATGCTCTGCAAATGCAACGCCTGCGCCAAACTCAATAAAGCAAACGGCCTGCCCGGTGGCGTAAATCGTGGCTTTCTTGCCGTGCTGTTCTACTTGAACCGCAATATCGCTCATGTCACCATCATAAACGGCGGCAGTAAACCGTATCTTGGCAACTTCTACCCCCATTTCTGACAGTCTTTTTACAAACTGTTCAATGCGGGTTTCCAGCGTTTTTTGCCAGTTCTCGTATTCCTTTATCGCCTGCTCTATGCCTTTTTCGCTTAGCGCCAGCTTGATTTTCATGGCACGATTTCTTTCATCGCATACAATACGCCGTTTATGGTATCTGCCTTTTTGGTCACAACGTAATTCGGGCTTTCACTTGCATCGCGGTTAATCCAAACCAGCGTTCCTTCATGCAGCGGGCAATTCACATTCGCGGTGCATGCTGTTCGGCTATAATCCGTAAAACCGCCAAATGCAGCGGCTTCCATTGCGCCAGCCGCACCGCTCACACTGATTCGCAACTGCTCCGGCGGCTCCATAACCGGCCGTTCTTCGCCGGTTCGGTCGCCGTTTTTATCTTTGATTGCGGCAGAACCGTTGCTGTTTTGGTACCAAATTGTTTTCTGGTTGGCTCTAAGGTCTCGCATCAGCATCCAACCTTTCCAACCGGGACAATTTCTTCCAACAGCTGCTGCGGAACATCCTCACTGCCCCATGTGCGGCTGATACCGCTTTCACTGTGGCTGGTTTCGTATTCCGCGCCAAGTTTGTTGTACATTGCCAGAGCAATGCGGAACTGCAAATCGCGGTATCGCTCTTCCAGCTCACCGCCGCCAAAAGGATAACGGCGGGCCAGTATGACAGATTCCGCGCTGTCAAGCAGACCTGACAGCAGTTCTAAATCATCATCGCCTGTACGCTTTAGCAATCGTTCAAAACTTGTCATATTGTCACCCGCCGTTCATCAAACTTTCGGCTTTCTGCCCCGCCGGTGTTCTACCACAGGGGGTGTTTCCGCCTTTTCGGTTATTACTTTCCCGTATTTTGCCATTTCGGCACTGTCCTGGTCGGCAATCTTCACCTTTTTCCCGGTCACGCAAAGCTCACCACCGTAAAACACTGCATAATCGGGAATCAGCCAGGTCATGCCGTCACCTTCATAACGGCAACTTCGTCCATGCGCTCAAAGCTTGGCAACACGATTTCGGAAGCATAAGTGTTCACATTGACCGGGTGCACGGTGGTTTCAACGGTAATGGCAACGCCGGTGTTCACAATGGCAACATCTGCCTTGCCGGAACCTGCCAGGTCGGCTTCCTCCGGGGTGGTGCCGTAAGCGGTCTTGCCCAGTGCGCCCTCCGGGATAAAGCTCACATATCCGTCCGGAACAAACTTGTGGCTTGTGCCGCCCTCATCGGCATACAGCTTGTCGTAAATCACGATCTGAATGCCGGTAGTGGATGCGATAACATCTTTGGCTTCATCGTTGGTCAGGTAGCCCATACTGCGGCCAGTTACGGTCAGCCAGCGATTCTTTACGGCATCGGTGGCTTTCATCAGGTTGAACGTGGTGGTGTTCATTACCATGTAAGCCAGGGTCACACCGTAATTGTTTGCCATATTGTCCTTGATGGTCTGAATCTGCTTGAACGGGTCTGCGGTGGAAGTGGCAGTCCACAGGTCAGTGGTGGTCAGGGCGGTGTAATTGGTGCCCTTCCACTTGCTGTCAGTGTCATAGTTGTAGGTGTAGTTCACGCCATTGGCCTTGATGGTAATACCCATTGCGCCGCCCTCCGGGAACAGCAGCTGCATGCGCATGCGTTCCGGCACAACGTCAGCACCGGCAATCAAATCCTGCTGGTCATCGTAAATGCGGTTGATGACATCCGCCGCATAGGGGTCATTGCTGCTCTGGGCACGCAGAATCTCCTGGCGGTCTTTTTCCTTGATCTTGTAGCCCTCGCGGAAAAACGGCATCTCGGTTTCCAGCTTGCTCACGCCGATGCGGTCACGGAAAGTGGCCTTTGCATCAAAAGCAGAGGGTTTCAGGGAAACAGGCAGGCCCTTGTGGCCCTTAATCCATGCCAGGTCAAGGCCAGCACGCTTTACAGAGGGGAACAAACCGCTGCCCAGGTACGGGATTGCGTTGGAAGCAGCTTCGGTATAGTTTGCCGCAATGATTTCAGGTGTAAAAAGTTCAGTAAGGTTCATGTTTTCACCTCCGTTATGCGTTCACGCCGGTATTGGTGCGCAGGATAATGGTATCCGGCAGGTCAGATTCTGCAGCAAGGTCGGTACCGCTGTGTGCCTTTGCCTTTGCTGCGTCAATCACGCCCGCAACCAGCAGGCTGCCGTTGGGGTTTTCATCCGGGTCAACGTCATACAGCACAACGCCAACGCGGCTGTCAACTGTCAGTTTTTCACCAGCCTTTTTTGCGGTGGTTGTGGTAAACGGGATTGCGGTAAAATCATTGCTGGCCAGAATCTCAACTGCACCGGCAACATCCGTTTTCTTGAATTTCATGCTTTCACTCCTTACTTGTAATAATCCATGACTTTTGCGGCCGCCTCATTGGCCTGTGCTTTTGCCTTGCCGCTGCGCTTGGCAAACGCCATGTATTCGCTTTCTTCTTCGGTGCTTGTACCAGCGCCGCTGGGTCTGGGGCTGCTGCGCATAAGGTCTGCTTTCAGCTTGTCTGCAAGCACCTGATTGGCCTTTGCAGCATTGGCAAACACCGTTTCCATGTCGCCATCAAAAAGGGCTTCTGCCGTACTTTTGGCAAGTTTTTCATCGTAGCCAAGCGCAATATACTTGGCAACGTTTTTAGAAATGGTGTTTTCTTTCAGCAGTGCGTTATAATCGTTCTGCAACTTTTCCTGTGCGGCTTTGGCTTCTGCAGCAGCGGTTTCTTCGGCAGTCATTTTTTCTTTCAACTGCTTTTTGTAACTGCTGGCTTCGCTCATCACCTTGTCAAAATCTTCTTTTTTTACAAGGTTCTTTGTATCCACCGGATCAGGCAGGTCAACGCCAAGCAGCGCCGTCACCTTGTCTGCATCGCTCATGTTTTCAAAGCCGTCAATGGTGCTGGTGTCAAATTTCATTGGTGCCTCCGCGTTATTTTGTCGGCGTTCTCTCGCCCGTATTTGTGCGTTTTAGCGTCTTCTCTGACCTTTGCGTTTTAGCGTCTTCTCTGACGATCAAACAGGTGTCAGCCAACACCTGCATTTCCTGTGGGGTTTATCGGGGATATTATCAATCGGGTAAATCTCTCCGTTGCGTTCCCGGCAAACCTGGCACACTTTTTCATCCCCGGCAGTGTGCCACTGCACCTGTTCTACTCCGGCATCTGTAAATGCCTTGATTCTTGCAGAATCGGTCACGTCATCGGCGTATTGGTACGTCATATCGCTCCAATACCGCAATGCACGCCGGAATTCGTTCTTATGGTTTGTCCGGCTCAAAAGCCCCTCTTCCAGGTAGGCCCGCTTTCGGTCAATCTCGTGTTCGTACACATAGCCGGTAACGGCGCTGTATCCGGCAAGCAAGGCAAGCAGCCATGCCCTGTCGGGTTTTTCTTTGCCGTGAGCTTCGGCATCCTGGTAGCATTTTTTTGCCAGTTCTAAAAAGACTTTCTGATTGTCTTTGGCAATATCCTGGTATAGCTGCTTGCAGGCGGGCATAACGTTCAATTCATCAAACTGCGTTATCTGCCGGGATGCTTTTTCAAACCTGCGTATCGCCCTGCGGTTCAGCAGCCTGATTGCGCTGTCCGTTGGTTTCCAGTCCATTGTCAAGCTCCTCATTCAGGCTTTTTTCAAGCTCTGCCTGTTTTTCCTCGTAATATTTCATGCCCTCCTGCAAGGCCATTTCATTGTCACGGAACGGGCCAAGTTCGCGGTATACCGTTTCCGGCGCGATCTTTTCACAGCCCAGGCCCTGAATAAATACCTGCATCTTGCTCTGGATGTCAGTCAGGTTGTTGCGGGTAAACTGTGCGTACACATCCCCTACATTCAGGCCAAGATTATTTGTTGTGTTGCAAATGGTCAGGAACACACGCAAGAACTGCCGTTCACTGCGCCGGAACATATCTTCACTGTCCTGGGCGCGGCTTTCTGCGTCTTTCCATCCATCGCGCATAATGGTTGCTTGCCCGGTATCGCTGGTTGAAGAACCTCCGTTGCGGTTCGGCATGCCACAGATGGTCAAAATCTTATCATGCAAATCATCCACAGCGGTCTGCACAGTAGAACTGTTCATCTCGCTGCTGATGCGATAAATTTTTGCAGGCATCCCCAGAGACGAATTGTCAAGGACTTTTTAATCAAATTCACAAAAAAGGTGCCAGAAGCACCGTATGGCTCCTGACACCTCGTTTGATAGATTACATTTTTCTGTTCAGCAGGTCTTTGCAGAGATACGCATAGTCTGGCAGCTGGTTGATATATGGCTCCCAGCGCCGCTTGATTTCGGC